TTTGATTTAGTAGATGTGCCACTCGTCCGTCCCTCATTAAAGGAAGTCACCTGAGCTGGGACCCCAAGGAAAATAAAAAACATTTAGAGCTTGACTTCAGAAGGAAGAGCCCTTATATACATGGGAGATTAACAAACTAACAAAAGGAAAATATGAACACGTTTAAAGAAGGGTTTATAAAATACGGAGTAGAGCACGGACATATTAAAAAAGCTAAGACTAAAGAAGAGGACAAACCTGAAGATGGAAAAGTATATTCACTGACAGGTGCCAAGGGCACTGCATGCATCTCTAACGGAAACACGTGGAAAGAATCGGAGGTGAAAGATGACTAAAGAAATGCACGATTGGACTATGATGAAAAGCATTAACGCCTGTCTAGTAGAATACCAGAGGTGTGACATTGGCCTGGTCTCAGACATTGCTAAACATGGCTGCGCCGGTGGCGTGTCTGGTTTAATATACTACAACGAGACAACCTCGTTTTATGATCAACACGAAACAGAGATTTGGAGTATACTATCGGATGCAGCAGATGCTGCAGGAATAGCGAATGGTTTAATGTTGTATAACATTTGCAAGAATCCCGACTCTCTTACTATATTAAAGAACGACCTCGTTTGGTTTGCCGTTGAGATTGCCGCACAAGAACTGGCGGACAATTTAGAGGAGGCTGCAGCGGGATCTTCAGCTCCCGCTGAGGAAAAGCTAGGTTATTGATGACCCTTCTCTTTCTCGTTTTGCTGGGCATTTTGATCCCTCGTTTTTTCATTCCCATCTTTGCCGTCATGATGCTGGCGATTGGTCAGCTGGCTTCATCTATGGGAGCATTCGGTGGGTGAAAATAAATTAATTATTGTGTTGACACCAATCTCATCTATGATAAGCATTAGAAACATTAAACAAATAACAAAAGGAGCAATATGGGTTTAGATATGTATGCCTACAAAACTAAAGAGTTCATTGATGATGATCAAACACCAATCAAAGATGAAAAGGAAATAGGATATTGGAGAAAACACAACCGTCTACATGGTTGGTTTCAAGCACAATACTTTTATTACAATCCAAGTGCAGAGGGCGACTTCAATTGTTCTCGTTTTTGGCTTTCTCGTGAGATACTTGATAAGCTAGAAGAAACCATACGCACCGACAAACTACCTGCCACGTCTGGCTTTTTCTTTGGAAATGATTCCTATGAGGAAGATAAAGAAGCACTCGCAGAGCAGAAGGCTTACGATCTCGGCTTTGTTGGAAAAGCTAAAGACACATTGAACAAGGGCGAACACGTGTATTACACATGTTGGTGGTAATATGGCTGAACTTAACGAAGCACATTTCCTCGTTCATAGTGCGAACAAGGATAAAAAATATCAAGGGGAAAAAATAGTGAGTTGGCACCTCGCTATTAAAAGAGCAAATGGCAAAGTTGAAGAGGTAGAACAAAGGAAAATACCAAATGCTATTAGCCTTCCCGTTGGTCTGTGGCTAAGTACGATTGAACATAAGTAAGTAATACCTCGCACCCTACGGGGTGCGAACACACACATGAGAGGTCTTTGATTGAGTAGCTCCTGTTTAAAGTCCTCTCACCCTAATCCCGTTCCTCGTTTTCATTCATAATTCCCGTTCCTCGTTTCTTAACAATAGGGCTGACGGCGTGCACCTAATTCCAACCCACCTGCCAGACTTCCAAACAGTCTTACTACATTAGGCAGTTTAGAATTATTATAAAGTAAGTTATCCACAAGCATGATTAAAATAAATATATTTTAGCTATTGTAATCTTTGAATAAATCTTTATCTTATCTAGATAAGATAAATTATTATCTTATAAATTAATAAACAAAAAGGACAACATGCAAAACGCAAAAACAAAAAGCAAGGCAGTAAGCCAAGCAGATGTAAGAGTGCTTAAAGCATACATCAATCAAGCTTACTTGCTACACAAGTACCAATCACTAAAAGCAGATACTAAAGAAATAGTAAAAGGTATCTTTGATAGACTTAAGCAAAACGTCTATATCATTGATGACAGTTCTTATATCCAAAAGATTGAGAGAACTCAAAGACGTTTCGATAGTAAAGCATTTATAGATCATGTTAAATTATCAGGCGATTACAAATTGCAGTTGCTTGTTAATGGCTTCTATAAACAAATTGAAACGCTTGAGTTCAAGCCTTTCAATGATACATTAGAGAAGATAAAAAAAGGGAGTAAATAATAATGCCTGACAATAACGACAACCTACCGTCAAAACTGTTTAGTCAAATGCTTGATACAGTTATGACTAAAGACGTGGACGTTAATCGAGTACACTCACTACTTAAAGATGACAAGATGAGATCTTTAAACTATGAGATCTTATATAAGTTCATGGAGAGTGCAGTTGAGGAGTTCATACTCATTAACAATGGCAACCCTTTGGTTGATGATTTCCGTACTAGGATATTCGCCAAGATGGGAGATGTACTTAACCTACTTTATGGTAAGGGCATAGACGATAGCGACAAGAACTAACACCAACGCCACGCCTAGCCCTTAAGGGCTAGGCTACCCTATCCACGTACCTATAGAGGTACCAAGCCAAAACCCATACTCAAACCTACCCAAAGCACCCCCCGACCACGCTAAACAACCCCAGCTTGTTTGGGCGCAGCCCTTTACAACCTATTACATACAGGTATAAAGTATGAAATACTTATGTCGCATGAATTACTAACAACTGAGCAATTACGAGATAGGGTAGAAAAAGTTTTCATTGAACATATTAAATTGTGCCAAGATAATTTTTTATATTTTGTTCAATCGGTTTGGCCAGATTTTATTTGTAGAAAGGAAAGGGACCCAAAAAAGTGGGGCCACCATCAACATATAGCTCATGAATTAACAAAAATTTCAAATGAAAAAGGCGGGAGACTCATTGTTAATATGCCACCGCGTCATACAAAATCAGAATTTGCATCTTATCTATTCCCAGCATGGATGATTGGTAAAAACCCTAAGATGAAGATTATGCAGGTGTCCCACAACGCAGAACTTTCAGGAAGGTTCGGTAGCAAGGTGCGTAACTTAATTGATAGCCAGGAGTATAAACAGATCTTCGGAGATGTTAAACTACGGGAAGACTCAAAAGCAAAAGGCAGGTGGGAGACTAACCACGGTGGTGAGTACTTTGCAGCGGGTGTTGGCGGATCTATCACAGGTCGAGGGGCTGATTTGCTTATTATAGACGACCCCCATACAGAGCAAGATTCTTTATCTGATTCTGCTATGGAAAGAACTTTTGATTGGTACTCTTCAGGACCCAGACAACGTCTGCAACCTGGAGGATCTATATTACTTGTAATGACTCGTTGGGCTCAAGATGACCTAACTGGTAGGTTGTTAAAAAATCAAACAGAAATAAAATCAGATCAGTGGAACCTAATTGAATTTCCTGCAATCCTAGAAAGCGGTAAACCCGTATGGCCAGAATATTGGAACCTAGAAGAATTAGAAAAAGTTAAAGCATCTATTAGTCCTAGAAACTGGAACGCACAATATATGCAGGACCCAGTAGCTGAAGAAGGAGCTATATTAAAAAGAGAATGGTGGCAACCCTGGAAAGGGCAAGTACCTAAATTAAAACATATTATTCAAAGTTATGATACTGCATTTTCAAAAAAAGAAACTGCCGATTATTCTGCTATTACTACTTGGGGAGTTTTTGAACCTACTCCAGATGAGAACTGTTTAATTTTATTAGATGCAGAAAAAGGTCGTTGGGATTTTCCAGAACTAAAAGCAGTAGCTATGGAGGCATATAAATATTGGGAACCAGAATCTATTATTGTAGAAGCTAAAGCCAGTGGTCAGTCTTTGATCCAAGAACTTAGACGTGCAGGTATTCCTGTACTAGATTATACTCCAACTCGGGGTAATGATAAGCATTCTAGAGTTAATGCGGTAGCCCCTATATTTGAATCAGGTAATGTCTATTATCCTCATGGGGAGAGATTTGCAGAAGAAGTCATTGAGGAATGCGCTGCATTTCCATATGGCCAATTTGATGATTATGTCGACAGCACCACCCAAGCCATGTTAAGATACCGACAAGGTAATTTTGTATCAACATATATGGATGAGCCTGAGCCTATGAGTATACCGGGTGAATATAAATATTATACATAAAGGAGATTAAAATGCCGAAAAAAAAATATAAATTCTGGGAATTAGTTGATGGAGAAAAAAAAGAAGTATCTAAACAAAAATTTGCTAATGATCCCCATAAAGAAGAAAAAGAATTCTATCAAAATAGAAAAGAACAATACAGAGTAAAAAACCTAAACCACGGTGGTGAAGCAGTGGTCCAAGGGGCCGGTGCTGCAATTAAAGGCACAGGATTTAAAGGAGTATTCTAATGGGTAAAGTACTGAATAAAAAAGAGAGATACGAAAAAATAAAAGAAGCTATGGATTCTGCACAACCTTACAGAGGTACTATGGAGGATGCTGAAAAAGAAATAAAAAAACAAATTT